CGCCAGTTCCAGTAAGTTCGATTGAAAAGGTTGATTTGTCGTCGTCTGGATTATCCCAAGTAAAGTTCGCGATTCTTGCGGTTCCAGAAAGTTTTGGGTCGCCAGTAACGCCAGAGCCAAAAACAACACTCCAAGCCGTGCCTGCGATTTGGTCGGTTAAGGTGTCTTGCATTGAAGTTTCGCCCGCGCCAACTGAAGTATCAAATTCAACAACGCTTTCGCAACTCATTGACCAGTTCTTGCGACCATCAATGTTTTCAGCCCATCCACCAGAAGACTTTGAACTTACGTTGATAGTGTTCTTGCCGACCGTAATGCTGTTTGCAATAAGGTTTGCTACGTTTTTAGCTGTACCAGCTACATCTTTGCTAAGGAACACTATTGTTCCGTTAATAGCACCTGCGGTTTCTGCCATGATTTATTATTTTAAGTTATTTTTATTTGCTTGTTGTTCTACTATTTTTATCATGCCATCAATCAAGACGGCCTTCACTTTGTCTTTGTTTTGGTCAATCGCTGGCCTCATAAATGGGCGCGGGTTGACATATCCCGTACTTGAACCGTTGCTTTTAAACCTTTCAGCGGTTCCGTATTCCTCAATAACAGCCAATGCGGGAGCGGTAAATGTTGCGGTTCCGTAGCCCGAACGAACCCCAATCAAAGTAATTCTTGGAAAACGTGCATCATTTTTTGTGATGTAACCTAAAGCCTCTCGAACCGTGTTGTTTTTGCAGAATGATTTTGCGCTTGCAAGAATTAATCCTGCGCCTTGCAAAGTCAATTTTTTAACTTGCTTTTCGTCGACATTCTTCATGTCCTTAAACGATTTCAGAAGCTTGTCGGTTCCTTTGATTTTATTTTTAGTCAACTGTTACCGCCTCCAATCGGATGTATTGGTTTCGGTTGATAATATTCTTGCTTGTAATGTTCCAACTTTTTGTATCAAACTCAACAATGTCAGTCATTGCAATATCTTTCCCGTCCAAATGGTGAACGGTCAAAGTCGCGTTTTCTCTGTATTCCTTTTTGTCGGCCGCTGTTGTTTCGCTGCCACCATTGTATTGAACGCGGGCGTAAATGCTTTTGACCGTGGAATATCCGCTTGGCTTTGCGGCCTTTCCAAAATCACTATCTGTATAGGTTGGTGATTTAATGGTTATTAATGTATCCATCAATCCGCTGTTCATACAAATTCCCTTATTGCGTATGGGTAGAGTAAATGTTCATGGTTCCAGTTCAAATCCGCCACGCTTGCACCAATCACTTGACTGCCCCTTTGAGTGTACCAATGCTCTATGAGTAGCTTAATTGCTTGACCCATAGATGCTGGGAAAATTTTTCCAACGTCTATTAAATCGGTCGACTTTCCGAAGCCTTCTACAACCGTAACTTTATATCTCCATCCGTAACCATACATAGAAGACGGGGCGTTGATTATTTGGACATCATAACCATAATTTGCCGAAATACTAAGCACTTCGTCATATTCGGTTGATGCCAATGTTTGCAAATCTCCATTTGAATCGCGGTATTTAACAGATGTTAATTCCATTATTCGCGCAGGAATATGGAGTTTACCGTCGGTTGTCGATTCAAAGAAGTAATCAACGGTTGATTTTCTGATTTCAAAGCCAACGTATTTACTCGCAAAATCAAAGCACGCGTCTAACAAGGTCGAAATATAGGTATCGTCCTCATTGCTTGTAAGTTTGAGTTGATTTCTCGCCTCAGACACGGTGACATAATCGCTACTTTGATAAATGCGAGTAACTACGTTTTTGTTCATTGGCTTTTAGTCTTTTGCGGCTTCTTGAGTCGCTGCTTCTTTGGTTGCTGTGAATTTTTTGATTTCAACCGCATATCCTGATTCAATCAGGCTTTCAGCTTGTTTGTTCTCAAATTCCGCTTCGTCTCCGTTGAAATAAGCAAGCCCTAATGGCGCTGGTGGTTTTATAAACTTGATTTTCATACACCCCAAAACCCCGCGCCATTTACGGTCGCGGGGCAAGTGGAGAATCCCTAATTTTATGCGGTCAATGCGTCCAACATTGCAGCAAATGACACTGCTCTGTGAACGTTTGCGTCAACATACCCGTTGACGTGCATTACGGTCATACCTTCTTTAGCCTTGCTGTAAGGGTCAAAAAGGATTTCTAATCCACCCCATGAAGCAATTCCAAGGTCGGCAAAGTTACCAGCGATAATTGCAGAACAAACACCGCTTGAGGTTCCTTTTGTCAAGTCAGATTTCACCGCATTGGTAACTGCTAATGGCAAGCTGTTCAATGAACCTTTGGCTTCATTGAGTATAAAATTACCCTCAACACCACTGGATTGTTTAGGTGTGTTTTGCAACTTGGCAACGACTTTTGCATTTGTCAAGTAGTACAAAGAACCTTCATCGGCATTGTCAACCGCCAATTCTTTGTAAAGGTCAACAATGTGTGCCCAGGTTGGAGCAAGTCCGTTTGTTCCACCAGCAACAGAACCAATGCCAGAAGTTCCGGTGATACCAACAATTCCAGAGCCATTGCCATGAATCGCGGCCTTTTGCCAAGCACGGGCAAACGCTTTCCTAATCTCATTGGTCAAGTAGGTTGAAATCGCAGGGTTTCCTTGGATAATCAACTGCTTGGATATGTTTGTCCAGCCGGCCAAGCGATTTGGAGAGTACGCGATTTGCGCAAGCGTTTCGTTTGTTTCAGCCGCTTCGTCGGTTTCACCCTCCCAAGTCGTGGTAAGACCAGTCGTACCAGCGGGTAGGTTGAAGTTGCCCTGCATATTGTCCATTGTCATTGCACCCATGCCAGCAATTACAAGTCTTTCACCCAAGAACTCAATCACACCGCCTTCGTTGGTTGTTTCAACCAAGTATCCACCGACGTTTCCAGTTCCAACAACTTGGTTCGCACGTTTTTGCGCTTCGATTGCTTTTTGCGAACGCAGCACAAAGGTTGGAAGTACAATTCCTTCACCGGCAGAAAGGCCTGAATTTCTCATTTCTTTCACACCTTCTTCGTGAATTTCTTTCAAAAAGCCTTCAGCGCGTTCGCTGCGACCAGCTTTCAAAACGTCAATCATTGAGAAATTCTTACGAACTTCTTTTTGTTCGCCAGAACCAACAGCAGCATGACTACCAACAGCAGCGGCTTGGCGTGCTTCCATTTCAACGGCAGCATTAAAACGCTTTTCGTCGGCTTTCAATGTTTCGATTTCAGTCAACAAAGCGTCCAATTTACCACGATTTTCGTCGTTCATGTCGCCAGTCAACAGACCGCGATATTCATTTTCTTTTGCAGAAAGATTCTCGCGGGTTTGTTTCAATAATAGTTGAGTATTCATTTTTAGTTTGTTACTTTATGATTGTTTCGTAGAATTTACGGGTATAATCCGCGCGTAATTCTTCTGTGTTGTCGGGTTTTACATTGGTTTCAACCCAAGCGGAACGGCTTTGCATTGTTCCATCCTTTTCACGGGCGTAGCTGTCAGTTTCTTTGTAAGCTGGCAACGTCACAGGGCCAGTTTCGTAAACCTTACCAATTTTGGTGATTGTACGCTTGCCATAGGAACCGTATTTAGTTGAATCAGACCAAACCTCTTCTGCAATTTCAAACATGAATGAGGATTTGTTAACCTCTCCACGTTGAATATATCTGATAGGGGCTTGGATTTTAGGGTTTTGGCTGTCTAATTTGTTGGCAGCATAGAGCAAATTGCCCTTTGTATCGATAGAAACAATAGCGGTTGAAGCGGTTGTTCTACCCAGTATTGTGTCCAAACCATGATTAAAACACACCAAAACATCGGACAAATCCGCACCTTTGAACGCATCTGGCTCAATTTCCTCTTCACAGTAGCCTAAATCGGTTACTACACCAACGACCGCGCCAATTCCGCTAATTTCGGATGGAAATTCACCTTCGCCAATTGCGCGGGATTCGCTGTTAAAATATCTTCTTATCATGTTAATTGCTCCCATTTGGGTTATTATTTTGTTGTTCTTTTGCGTCCATGCTGTCAATCTTTGCCTGAATCCAAGCGGGCATCATTTCGGCAGGAACAAGGTTTACATTCACATATCGAGTTGAGCCGCCTTCGTAACTGTTCATGTCCTCGAACATTCTAATTTCGTCAGCACTCATTGCTCCAATAGCGTGCATTCTTGAATAGAACTCAGAACGTGCGTTCGCGTCGGCTCTCAGCAATGAATTAAAATTGTGTTTGTAGAATTTATTGGCCTTGTCGCGTTCTGGAACCAATTTCTTTTTCAATTCCGCCTCAATCGACACCGACCAAGGCAGTAAGGTTTGATTCAAGAAATTCAAAGCGTCTTGTTCGACACTTGACTTGTTCCCACCGTCGTCGGCTCCAATCATTGATGCAGGTACGCCAAAAATCCGTGCAATATCTTTTGCAGTTGCGTTAATGGCTTGTAAATAACCCGCTTCTTCAGGCGTCATGCTGATTGTGTGCGCACTTACGCCCGATGGAACGGCCATAACCAATGAATCATTGCTCAAGACCTTTTCCATTGATGCTTGGGTTGCCTTCATTTGCTCAGTTCCCCAAGGCTTTTCACTTGCAACCATGTACTTTTTTGTACCAGTTTTAAAAGTGTTACTCATTGCATTCCATGCAGCAAGGTCGGTTCCGAGCATTTGTGCATGGTATCTGATTGGCGAAATGCCTTCGAATTGGCTTGTAATGCACAATCCTTTAAAATGAATCATGTCATAAGCCGAAACAACCGACGGAATCCCCTTGTAAAGCGGGTCGGTCGTGGTAACTTGGTAGAATAGACCGCCATTTTGCCCAAGGATTGGCTGAACGGTGCAATTCTGTAATGGAAGTAAATTTATTGGGTTCCCGTTGCCGTCTTTGAAAATATAGGCGTATGAATTGCCTTTCAATACAGCCAAAGCGACCATGTACTTTCTGAATCCAATTCCCGTGTCGTATGGGTTCGGTTCTGCGATTATTTTAGCGGCTGCACTGTCTTTGTCGATTGACTTGTTTCGACCATCTTCAATAAATAGCTTTAATGGCATTGTAGCCAAGCCCTCAGAGATAACACGAACACAAGCATGAACGGGCGAAAGGCTCATTGCGGTACGTTCG